ATCAGAGGAAATCGAGACACTGGCAGGCACACGCTTTATCATCAAGGCTGGCGGTTCAGCGGCTCGCGGTGTATCAAAGCCTGAAACCATTCACCTGGATGAGCTGCGCGAAATGACTGACCTGGAATCATTTGCATCGCTGCGATATACCTTGATGGCTGCAAAAAATCCCATGATTATCAGCTACACAAACGCAGGCGATGCGGCGAGCATTGTGCTGAACCAATTTAGACAGCGCGCTATGCAGGCCATCGGCGGGGCTAAAGATGACATCGGCTATTTTGAGTGGAGCGCACCGACCGATGATGTGACTATGGAAAATGCGGCCTACAGCAATCCAGCCCTGGGCATTACCATCCACCCTGACAATATCCGCGCTGTGTTTAACGATCCACCTGATGTGGTGCAGACCGAGGTACTTTGTAGATGGGTTCAATCGATTCAAAGCTGTGTGGACTCAAATAAGTGGGCTGCCTGTGCTGACCCTGACTTTGACCTTGATGAAGAAAAATCAACCTGGCTGGGAATCGACCTATCGCCTGACAGAAAATTTGCCGCCCTGGTCGGAGCGCAGAAGCTGGGCGATGAAACCTTTGGTATCAAATTGTTACATACCTGGGAAAATCAGTTGCAGCTCGATGACAAGGCAATTGCCAATGACCTGGCGGCCTATGCTCGAAAGTATCCGCTCGAATATGTCCTTTACTCCAGGCGCACAGCTGGTGCGGTAGCTGCAAGGCTTGCGCCAGCGGGTATTGCAATTTTTGACATGGATGCGGCTTACCCACAGGCCTGTGATGAAATGCTGGGCGCGATCAATAGCGGTCGGCTTCACTACAAGCCAAATCCTGAACTGACTGCACAAATGCTGTCGGCCGTTCAGCTGCGTAGGGGCGATGGCGGGTGGGTAATCGGCAGACGGGCGAGCGCCACCGCAGTGTGCGCCAGTGTGGCCACTGCACTTGTGACACACTTTGCGACACGCCCAGAGACAGACCTTGACATCATGGTGGGTTAATTGCTACGCACTTATTAAAATTTGGGCATGGGATTTTTCGATGCTTTTGTACCACAATTGACGAAGGCTGCCGTTCCAGCTCAAATCAATGATGTCGAAGCTTCGCTTGCGCCGTTATATCCGGAAGCTTCGCCATTTTTTGCAATAACTGCGACAAGCGCATCACGCGCTGAAGCAATGACAGTGCCAACCATCGCTCGATCGCTGGGCATCATTCAAACAGTTGCATCGCTACCAATGCACTGCCGCGATATTGCTACAGGCGAAAAAGTGCAATCACCACGCGTTATTAATCAACCTGACCCACGAATTGCAGGATCAGTATTTTGGGCGTGGTTGATTTCAGATTTATTTTTCCACCCTACAGCGTATGCATACGCAACAGAGCGATATGCAGACACAGGAAGAATCCGCGCGATGGAGCGCATTGCACCTGAACGCGTAAGCCTTCAGACAAATCAAAATGGCACTGAAGTCACCGCGTATCTTGTCGATGGCGTTTATGTCGATCCAAAGAATCTTGTGGTATTTGCTGGCGAATCTGAAGGCCTACTTGCGCGTGCAGGTCGCACGATTAAAGCTGCGGCCGCACTCGAAAAAGCGGCAATGAATTTTGCAGTCGAGCCAATTCCACAAATGGTATTGAAATCAAATGGCACATCATTGCCGGCCGACCGCGTTGCCAAACTTCTATCATCATGGCGCACAGCGCGTGCAAATAAATCTACTGCGTTCCTAAATGCGGATGTAACGCTTGAGACTTTGGGCTTTGATCCTAAATCAATTCAGTTAAATGAAGCGCGCAATTATGTGGCGCTGGAATTAGCGCGCGCCACTGGCGTGCCTGCCTACTTTGTCGATGCACAGCAATCGACCTTCACATATAGCAATGCGCTGGACAAGCGCCGCGATCTTGTGGACTTTGCGTTCAGAAATTACATGACAGTCATTGAACAGCGCATGAGCTTTGCGGATTTTGTGCCAGCGGGCACTGATGTGCGATTTGATGTCGATGATTTCTTGCGCGGTAATCCTTTGGAGCGCGCGCAGGTTTATGAAATTCTTAATCGTATCGGCGCAATGTCGGTCGAAGAAATTAGAGAGGAAGAGGACTTGCTCCTATGAAAATCACAACACCTATGCGCATCACTGCAGCCGATTCAGAATCACGCACCATCACTGGGCAGATCGTGGCTTTTGATGTAGCTGCAAATGCATCAACTGGCAAAGTGCTATTCAAGGCAGGTTCAATCGAGCCAGCTTCTGTGAAGCTCAACCTAGAGCATGATTCTGCGCGCCCTATCGGCCGCACACTTGAAATGTCTGCCGATGAAACTGGCATGACCGCAACATTTAAAATTAGCCAAACATCCGCTGGCACTGATGCACTTGTCGAGGCGATGGATGGCTTGCGCGATGGCTTTTCAGTAGAAGCTGAAGCTACAGATTTTGCCTATAACGAGGATGGCACGATGGTGGTAAGCGCCGCCCAGCTCGTAGGCGTTGCACTTACACATAACCCCGCTTTTGATGCGGCACGCGTTGAGCGCGTAGCAGCTACAGAAGGCGATGACGAAATTTCTGAATCCACCGAGGATGCAGAAGAAACCCAACCAACAGAAGGAGACGAAGTGGAAAACGCCGTCACAAACGCGGAAGCCGTAGAGTCGGTAGAAGCCGCGAAGTCAATCACCGCAGCTGCACACGCAGTTGCATACACAAAGCCACGCCTAGACTTTTCAGCGCCTAAGCACCTGGAAATGTCAATCAAGGCAGCACTCGGATCAGAAGAGGCTCGCGCTTACATCGCAGCCGCAGCAGATACCACAGACAATGCTGGCCTCGTACCTACACGCCAATTGACAACAGTAATCAATGGCCTTGCAAACGCAACTCGCTCAAACATCGATGCAATCAGCCGCGGCACATTGCCTGATGCTGGTATGTCATTTGAGATTCCTAAGATCACACAGCTGCCATCAGTAACTGAAGAAGCTGAAGGCGGCACAGTCGCAGATGTTGATCAAAATTCTGAATTTTTGAGCGTGAGTGTCAAAAAATACAGTGGCTCTCAGACCTTCAGCGTGGAGCTTTTCGACAGGTCATCTCCATTGTTCATCGATGAATTGATGCGCAACATGGCTGCACAATATGCAAAGGTTACTGATACAGCTGTAAATGCTGCACTCATTGCTGGCGCAACAGCTGATGCAACAACCACAACAACATATCCAACAGCGGCCGAGCTTCTCGGAATCATTGCTCGCGGTGCAGCTTCTGTCTATAACGGAACACAGGGATTTGCTCGCAACATTGTGGTCAATACATCCCAGTGGTCAAACCTTATGACACTTAACGATTCAGGCCGCCCAATCTATAACGCATCACAGCCATCAAACGCTGGCGGCGTAGTTCGCCCTGATTCAGTTCGCGGCAATGTCGCAGGACTCGATCTTTATGTCACAGCAAACACAGCTGCAACTACTGATACAGATGGTTCAATCCTTGTCATCAATCCTGATGCTTACACATGGTACGAATCACCAACTTATCAGCTCCGCGCAGATGTCATCGCTACAGGTCAAATCAGCGTGATGATGTACGGATATGGCGCAATTGCAACCAAGATCGGTGCAGGCGCGTTCAAGAATAACAAGGCTTAATCGCCCAAACTAATCATCGGCCAGTGCGCTCCCGTGCTGGCCGAGCCGAACGAAAGGAACACTCATGCCCAGCATAGTCACAGCCGCACAGTTGCGATCAGTGCTGGGCGTGAGTGAATCCTTATACAGTAACGATTACTTAAACGAAATCATCAACACTAGCGAGGCAGTAATTTTGCCAATGCTGGTTGCTAATACTTCAGCGGTCAATGCATACAAGCTGACAGCAAATGTCGCTACCTATTACACCCAGCGCGATCACTACTTTGTCGCGGGTCAATCTGTCGTAGTTGCCGGGCTTCCAGCGCCATTTAGCGCGACAGTCACAGTTACTGGAAAACATAACAATACCGATGCGATGAATCGCCGCTATTACTTTACAGCTTCAATCACAAATGCCGATGTGACAGTGCGCGACATCATCCCAGCTGGCACAGCAACACTTTCAGGCTATTCAGCCGCTCAAATTTATGCAGGCAACGATGCAATCGAATCGGCCATCCTCGCGGTATCGGTCGAAGTATTCCAATCACGCGTAGCAGCTGGCGGTCAAATCGAAGGCGTGGATTTTGCCAGCACCCCATACAGAATGGGTCGCAGCTTGACCAACCGCGTATCAACTTTGCTCATGCCATTCCTCGATGTCGAGACAGTGGTGCAATAAATGCCAGCATCGACTTTGGCTGGCACACGATCAACACTGGCGGCCGCGTTCAATTCATTAGCTGCCACAAGCTACGGATATGTGCCTGAATCGCCAATCCCGCCAGCAATCGTCATCGTGCCATCATCGCCCTACCTGGAACAGCAATTAATCAACAAAGCGACCATCAAGGTCAAAGTCAATTTTACTATCACTGCCATCGTGGCATATAACTCAAATCCTGCATCCCTGGATAACCTGGAGCAGCTCATCATGGGAATTCTTGCAGCTATACCTGCGGGATATGTGGTTGGAAATGTAGATCGGCCAACCCCATTAGAAGTCGGCGCAAGCACAATGCTTACAGCCGACATCAATGTGTCTACGACCTATACTCAAACAAGCTAAGGAGCAAAAGTGCCAACAACGATCATTACGGGTCGCGATCTAGTCCTAACGATCGCGAGCACTAACT